CAGCAATACCTAAGAGGTTAGTGGAGGTGAGATTACTTGATGTGCCACCAGTTTTACCAAGAAATACATAAGCACTAGAAGAACCATTGTCACCTAAAAGTAAAAAATGTCCATCAAGATCGTCAGCTTTTGATACAAAAATTGATTGGTACGCATAAGAGTCCATCGTCGTATTAGTACCGAAACTAACCGCATCTCCAGAATAAGAACCAATTCGACCAAACGGGTGCTTATCATAACTTCCGCCTGAAGAATTAGTAGTCCAAATAGTTATCCATTTATCAGGAGTTACAGTTGAGTTATCCAGCATTTGCATAAATGAATACTTCAGTGCATTATCGCCAGTAAGAACGTTATGAGTTACCCAACTACCGTAGCTAAACGACCCACCACTTAAGTTACCTATGCGCTGAAAACCTTGTCCCACTACACTTACATTAGTGTCTCTAGTAGCAGCTAACACAAATTTAGTTGAAGTTAAATAAACCAAATTCATATTGTAGTAATTGTTTTCATACGTATATGAAGTTTCTACTGCGTTACCTGAAGAAGTTGCGGTTATTGTTGAACCACTAAGGGCTATATCGGTTATATATAAATTTTTATTTGAATTATTGTTTTGAAAAAGCAACGCTTTACTAGAATCGTAAGGATTTACTTTAAAAATAAATTCACTACTGCCCCGTGGTTGAGTTGAATAAGGTATTGTTGTTGACCCCGGCGCAGTTACTGTTGTTCCAGAAACGGTAACGACTCGCATCTTTACGGCTGAAGGGTCATTAGCCCAAGCAGCTAAATAATTACCAGTGGTTCCTATAGCTTGAAATCTGTTATGTGTCCCATTACTAGAATCAAAATTAGCTGTCTCAAACCTATTAGGAGTTCCCCACGAAATACTTTCACTACCTGCACTACCAGAAATCGTGCCAACAACAGCCGCAGTGCCGTATGCCGAAGGAGCGTTTGATCCGGGCATAAATAACATAACAAATTTATCAGCGGTACTTGGGTCAAAGGCTATGGCGTGGTTATAAGCGTTATTTATACCTGATACACCCCCTGAATTTATTTCGTTCCCTACTGATAAACTAGTTCCTGACCTTATTACAAACCTAAAACGTATACCCGCAGTACCCGAATCATTGTAATAGGAGACCAGCCATCGGTTGGTATTATGGGGATCAGCAGTGCATTGTAGTCGCATTATTGAACTAGCACTAGATTCTACAGTGACCCGTGACCCTAAAGGTAAACTGCCACTTGCCGTGCTTGTAGCGACTTGAGCCGCTTTACCCGCAGCGGTAAAGATTACAGGTTTCCCTGACGTTATATTCCCATCAGCTACAAAATCTGTATTGTTTTGTCCTCCTCCTTGAGGAAGAAGATCAGATAAATTAGCCATTTATACACTCCAGCCAATAGTCCCGTCTATATAGGTCATGGTTATCTGAGCAAAGTCTTTGTCAAACGTTAAATCAGTGCCACTTGACGCTATATTGCTACCGTTTCTGGCAACTGTAAAACTACTTGAAGAGGCGGTATAACCTGCTTTAATGGTTATCGCATCTCCTGCCGAAGGGCCAGCAGGTAACGTAATCGTAATACCTCCAGTAGTTACAACTATAAAATCTCTGTTAACCGCTGAATATCCTGTGCCTTTTATTAAAGGAACAACTGCACCGCTACCACCATTAGCAAATGGCAATACACCTGATACAGCAGCCGTTAAACTAACTCCCGAAAGTGTGCCGCCTAGCGTTAAGTTTCCTGTACTAGTTACTGTACCTGTCAGAGTCAACCCGTTAACGGTTCCAGTTCCAGCTACCGAAGTCACTCCATCGGCTGCAACATTAGCATTAGCGTCTACAACAGCAGCTCCTGCTCCTGCTCCATCTAGGTAAAGAACTTTAGTTTGCCCTGTAGGTATGTTTACAGTAGCTCCTGACCCCTGCTTTATAGTTATGGTCTGACTGCCTGTTGTAGCATTCTCTATCCACATAACCCGCGAAACAGTGTTTGGCGCTATCGTAAGTTCCCTAGTCGTAGAAAGAGTTGCTGTAGAAGTAACTTTAAAATAAAGCGCACGAGCAGGATCAGCAGAACCATCCGCTACAGTAGTCGTTTGGTTACCATCTGAACCAAAACAATCTTGAGTGTTATACCCAAGAGAATCAGCAATAAGTTCTAAATTAGTATTAGTACTAGTACCCCAAGTACCGTCCTCATCGCCTGTAGTAATTTCTTTAAGTCTTAAATTATTTACATAAGTAGCCATAATATATTCCTATGCTGCTTTGTTTACATCTACCCAAATAGGTGTTTGAGAATCATCTATCGTAGTCCAACCACCTCTACTTATTGTTCCTACCGCGCCCGTGCCACTTACACCTGTAGCTACTATGGAGCCACCAAATGCAATAATAACAGGCTCAACTCCACCTGTCCCCGCCACTCCAGTTATCGCAGGTAGCACTAAATCAGTAGGTGCTCCGACAGCACTTGTACCAACTACCCCTGTAACAGCTACAATCCTATCGTAAGCTGGAGTAGCCGTACCGACAGCACCCGTACCACTTACACCTGTAGGTACAAATAAATCTCCTACTACAAGCGCAACCGCACCTATAGCGCCTGTACCACTTACACCCGTAGGAGTTACGGAATCTACTACGCTTATTGAAGTAGTTCCTACTGCACCCGTACCACTTACTCCCGTTGGTACTTGCACTCCACTGTATGCAGTAGTTACAGTTCCTACACTACCTGTTCCTTCAACACCTACGGCTCTAAACAACCCAGTGCGGTTTATAACAACACTACCTACCGCACTAACTCCCTGTACTCCAGTAGGTATTACAGACCCTCCTATGGAGAATCCTACAGTGCCTATTGCTCCTGTAGCTGATACGGAAATATTGACATTATTTCCCCACGAGCCTTGGCCCCACGTACCTGCGCCCCATGTAGCTCCAAGCCCTACAACCTTATCAGTCATTCAAGACCTCTAGGCGATACGTATAATCGCAGTAGAAGCACCCGCAGCAGGGAACTGGATTTGAAAATCCCCTGAACTTACTGTTTGATCTCCACCAAAACTTAGCACTGCACACGCTGAATTACTGTTGCTAGTGTTATAGATCATTGCTCCACACGTTGTGAAAGAAGCACTTGACCAAGTAGTGTCAGAAAAATCACAAACAGCCGTAGTGCTAGAAGCAACCGGAGTTACGTTAGTAAGAGTGTTACCCCCTGCACTATAACCTGAACCACTTGCCTCATCACTGTTTCCAGTAATATTAGTGTAATTAGTGCTTGCAGCTCCGTAAGTTCCTGAACCTGCTGATGCTGATTTAAGCAGTGCAATCTTCAAAGTATCCGCACCGTTTGATAAATCATGTAGCCCTTTAAGCAATTCAACTTTAAAAGTCGTGGGCATTGCTGTTGCTATCGTTATTGCCATGTTATATCTCCAATAATTTTACAAGTTCCGAATGCCCAGCATCGCGGAATTGGTTTGCCAAAGTTGTGCGGTCTGAACGAATAGCTTGTTTCATATACTCAACCAGTACCCCACGGATTTGATTTTTAAACGCTTCTGCCTGTTCCACAATAAAAGGATGGCTATTACCACCCACATAAATTATTTTATCCAACGCCTGTTCAGCTAACTCTTCGGGAGTAAATCCTCGCTTAGATATAGTAGTAACCTTTACGTTACCTATTTCTACAATACTTTCAGAACTTAACATCAAGCTGTCTCCACTTTAACTTGACCGCCTCGGTACGTGTCCTCGCGCAATTTACCGTCACCCAAATTTTTAAGTAACGCTAACGATTGTGCGTACATATTATCGTAAAGAGCCACCACATCTGGTTCTCCTTTTTGGAATCTAATTGCTTCTACTAAAGTACCGTTTAACAATGCTGAATCAAACTCTGTGCCTAACCATGTAGTATTAGCGGTTACTATAGACTCTGGATAATAAGCAAAGTGTATTTCTGCATCGAAATTAGCGTTAGGAGTTGGCCCTACTATAAAACTAGTTTCGTCAAAAATAGCATAATGCACAGGCACTCCTGTCGTAGCAGGATTAGGGTAGGCTTCTCGCATAAAGTTTACATCTTTATCCAACAAATAAATGTAATCACTACCACTTATTACGGCTAAAGAATAAGCATACAAAAAACCAGAAGGAACTGTTAAATACTTATTACCATTAGTTAATGAACCTGTTTGATTCTTCCGCAACGCAGGTAAAGAAACAGTAGTATATATTTTTTGCTCTGCTTGTTTGGTAAACATAGCAAGCTGATCATCCGTGAACGTTTGCTCACAAATGTCATTAACGTTTGTTTTAAGCTCTGTGTAGTTCACTACGCCATCGGACCTCTTGCTTTAGTACCCTTAGTAGCCGCACCATTACCACGAGTTTCTACTCCACTTGTCTTCATATCTATAGGCTGATTAACTTGTGTGCCGGGACTGTAAACTGTAGGTTCATTTGGAAACTCTATAATCTTAGGTGCTTTTTTGCTTTCTTTTTTCATTTTAAATACCTCTTACGGTGTATTAGCTTGACCGCCCATACCACTATGAGCAGAGCAATAATAGTATAAAGTAGGGGCTGAACCAGCGACTGTTATTTGTGTATACGCTCCTGCATTACCGGGAACTCCACTAGTGGTAACTCCAGTAGTATATTCTGATCCCCCGTTCCATGTGCCATTAGGCGTAGTTGAAAACCGTAATGGATGCGTTCCGTTTGTACCATCTGATTGGTCAAACTTATAAGTTAATCCTTCTGTTAGTTCTATCGTAGGACTCACTACACCACCCAAATAAAATTTATTACCTGTTCCATACGAGTTTGTACCTGTTGCAACTGTTACTATAAAAGTATTAGTCACTATTCCTGATATAGTTACAACTCCAACTTTACCAAACCCAACTACTATAGAAGGATCAACTGGCTCTATATGACCTCTACTTGCAGCTAATTCTGCAAAGTCAGGTCTAGGGTTTCTAAGAGCTTGCGGGTCATCTACCGGAAACTCCCCTAATTTATTTTGCGGTTGGTCTGGATTCCAACACTCAGGACAGGCTTTTACTTGTGTTGTTACACCTCTAACAACTAAACTTCTCAACTGCCCTAGTCTGTACTGAAAACCACACACATCACAAATAGCTAATGCGTTGTGACCCGCTGCAAATCTTTGCCCCATTGTTTAATTTGTCCCAAATAAACGTGGTATTAAACTAATGGTAGCTTTTTCTCTGTCTTCTCCTGCGG